TATACTATCTTTCATCTCCAGACCCTCCAAGAACACCTCTAGTTAATCTACTATTTAATTTATCAATATTAGCTTTAGCAACATCTGACATATTTATATTTAAGTCACTACATACTGCTGACATATACCACAAGACATCACCTAACTCCTTCTTAATAGCTTCTCGTTCAACAGTACCAAATATACCACCATTGTCTCTTAGTACTTTCTTAACCTTACCTGCTACCTCTCCTGCTTCGTTTACTAAACCTAAAGAAGGGTATATTATATTGTACTTATCATCATATATTGTAGTCTTACTTGCTTGTGTTTGATATTCGTCAAAGTTCATTCTACATTCCTACCATAAAATTCAGTTGCGTTTTTGTTTGTTTTATCAAATAAGTACCAACAACAATTATCCTTGCCAGAACTCTTACTACCTTCTATCCACTTTACTCTACCAACACTTACAATCTTCTTACAATAGGTCATAAGAAAAGATGACTGTTTTGTGTGCATCCAATCGGCATCAAACAATAACCAAGTAGGACATATATCTAAGTACTGGTCTATTATAGGATGTAGCACCCTTCTTTGCCACGGTGGGTTAGTTATTGTTAGTATCTCATTATCGAACTCACTTGCACCATGAAAGTGAAGAGCATCACCTTTTATTATATGGTCAGCTTTAGGTTCTATATCAAGAGCTAATATACATTCTGCCATACCATCAGTTAACTTACTTAAATGCTTTATCAACCTTCCGTCACCTGCACACGGTTCTATATACTTAAAAGAGTAAGGTAAGTGAGGTATAAGAGGTTCTACCGCGTGTATAGGTGTCGGGTAATAATCACGAGGTACTCTTTCGAAGTTACTACGTTTTCCCATACACTGACCTCAACTTATCTAACGACACAAACTCTGGATCATATATACCATTGTCTATATCTCTCTTTATAACTACGCCTTTCCACCAATCCCTATTTGCTTGTCCTGCCCAAGACTCTTCTCCTCCTTTGAAACAACCTGCAACAAGCCCAATAATTCCTGTAGGATGCGCCCCATCTTTAAAATACACAGAGCGTTTATGACTATGACCACAGGTGCTAGAATGGTTCCTGTTCTGTAGTAAGGAGTAAGCATGATGCAAGCCAGAAGTAGCTGTACCGAAATTACCACTAGAAAAGAAATGAGCATACGATACACCGTCATAATCAGCAATAGAAGGCCCTGAGTTTTTGTATTCGTGATACTCGTCGAACCAGTACTTCGTTTGAAGATGCTTAAAGGAAATCCCGAACTTGGCTCCCTCAAGTCTTGGATCATGTGCGATTGCTTTTTTAAGTCTATTCTCGTGGTTGCCTTCAAACCCAATAAAGTAAGGGCGTTTTCTTTTATGGTGTCTAAACTTCCACCTAAGTCTCTCCATTGAATCATTGTATGCCTCTATATCTTTCTCGTAAGACTGACTTACTATTGCTTCTGGGTATCTTGTATCAAAACTATTTAGAGATCTCATGTCAGCACCATCACCAAGGTCAACAACATAGTCAGGTTTTATGTCATACAAAAATTCACCTAACCAAGAGAAACGGTCATTTTCCACTGAAGGGTCTGCGTGTCCACAAGTTAATATTACTGCTGTTTTATTAGGCATCGTATTTCCTATCGGTATCAAATTCGAGTTTTATGGGTTCTATAGAAGTAGTAAAGTGTTTTTTAAATTCGTATGCACTGTCAAAAGAAATAAAAGGTACTTCTTCATCAAATAACTCATTGTTGTCTGTGTCTTGAACTAAACAATTAAGCCACCAAGTTCCAGTCTTATCCTCCCTTGGTCCATCGTGTACGCGGTGTATCATAAATGTTACTTTTGATTTGTCCATTCTTCGGGTATCCTCTTGTCTGAATATAAAAACCCATGTTTGTTACACCAATCTGCATAAGTAGACTTAGATCCCTTATACAACTTAGCCCTAGAATTAGAAAACACAAATCTTATGTCTATGTCAGGGTATTGATGTTTTATCTTTAGGTGTTTCTTTCTATCTGCTGTCGTAAATCTCCCTTTGCTTTCTATTATTAACTCATTAGGTAGTATAAAATCTGGAGTGTAAGCCTTTATTTCAGATAACTCCCAGTAGATTTTCATAGTTTCATACTCAAATGATATGCCCCTATCAGTTAAATCTTTTGATATGTCATCTTCTAAACCAGATCTATAGCCATTTTTTATAGCGTGTCTTCTTCTTTCGGAGGTTGCCAAAGCTCATTATCCTTTTTTCTTAACCACAGTAACCTAGCATTCTCTATTACACGGTCTTTATTTCCATCGTAGGCCCCTAAACAAGCACTCCATAAGTCATACTCTGTATTGCACTCCTGTAGTATCTTAGAAGCTCTTACAGGACCTACCTTCCATAAGCCAACTATGTTATCTGCCCTATCTCCAGTTAATATCTGAGTATAAAAAAACTTTAAACCTTCCCACTTACTTACTTTTTTCCACTCATTCTTACCAAAATTAAAATGCCAACAAGGTATCTGTAACATATCTTTATCTATAGATGCTACAACTGCTTTGTTGTTTAGTCTTGTTGCTTCTTTCGCTATAAGGTCATCGGCTTCTTCTCCTTCACTAATTATAGCTCCGTATCTACTTACAAAATGCTCTCTTATAATGGGCAAATGAATTGGCTTTTCGCTATCTGACCTGTTACCTTTGTACTTATGGGTCTTAGATATTTCGTGACGAAAGTTCCCTACACCAGTTAGGAAAATTATGTAATCATTAGGTGTAGGGAACACGGTAGTTTGCTCTAATATAAACTCTATTAATTCATCTGCTTTAGCTTTAGCGTCAACAGAACTTAAGTCTTGGGTAGCGAAGGCTGATCTATAGGCTACAATATCACCATCTATCAGTACTTTTCCCCTATCCATTAGAACTCACTCCAAACCATCTCACCATTATCTTTTTCAAATGCTACACTTTTCACATAATCAAAACCCACTGCTTTAGTAGCTTCGTGAAAAGCCCAAGCTAACTGATGTAAGTCTTTAACTACTTTACGTTCCATGTGTACCTTACCATCGTAGCCGTCTAGTTCCTCTTCACTCTCAAAGATAATAGTAAGTTTCATTTAGTCCACCATAAACAGTTTGTCATCTTCAGAAGGCTCAGAGTTAGATTCGTAAGAGACGTGTTTTACTACACCAATATTCATAAGCCTAACTCCTGCGCCCTTAGCGTAAGTCTCAAACTGCACTTTAGCTTTAGTTCCATTACCTAGAGGTCCATCATCATCAAAAGACCACATACGTTTATTGTCTTCCCCTTTCGTAAGATCAACCACTTTAGGTGCGCCACCGTAATCAACTTCAACATCCTTACCAGACTTATCTTGGAACACTTTAACATTGTTTTTTTCACGTTTTAGCTTCATAAACTTACCTATTCCAAACTGTGAGTTACCCTCTATAACCCTAGAGGAGTTCATAGGAGCAGGGTCAAGTCCATCCCCATATAACTGATCAATCTGATCTTCGTTAGTAAAGTAACCATTAACTATAAACTGACCACCTTTTTGAGCAACCGCTTGTGCGGCACGAGGTCCATCGGGGTTACCCATGTCTAAGTTCTCTTCAAATACTTTTGGGTACTCAAGTACCATTTCCATAACATATTTAGCCATTGTCGGATTCCTTTTTTACAACTGATACTTACTATATAGCACTATTTTTTAAAATAATACAAGTAAATAATTAATTTTTTTAGTGTATTTCAGCATAATTACTTCCAAACTGAGCTTCCATACCTAAATCTACATTTAATTTTAACAACTGGTTTAAATCTCTTATAGAGTTGTGCATAATATTAACTACTTCATCTTCTTCTCCCCTTTTTACTAAGGCTATAACCTCATCGTGAAACTGACCAACAGTCTCTAACCCCTGTTGTCTACAAAACTTTACCCAATTATCAAAACAATAAACACCTGTTCCTTGATTTAAAGTAGAAAACCTATCTTTATCACTTCTAAGAGAGTACCAAAATTTAGAAACTGGGTTTTGTAACCACATAGAACCAAACAAATCCTTAATTCTTACACCCTTCGCTACGGCCTCTACAGACCAGTTACGTGACCAGAACGCTTCTAATAAGTTTTTTGCCTCAGAAGCACTCATACCAGTGTTACGAGCCAACGTAGAAGCTCCTACACCATACGTAGCACTGTAGTTAACAACTTTATAGTTCTTCCTTAAATCTTTAAGGCTTTTCTCTCCAGAATTGTGCTTATCTATGTCCTCTTGAGATATTAAACCTGCGTGTTTAGCTAAGTCTAAATGTGGGTCAAACCCTTCTTTTGACATCTCCTCTACGTAGTTAGGGTCTAACGGTTTCATGTAGTGTCTTTTGGTTGTGTCTTCTAAACTTGTCATGTCAGCACCACATAGAATGTAATCTTCTGGTGATGTAAGACAACTACGTATCTCTTCACCGTATGGCTTATCTACAGACGGTAGATTAACTAAAGGTTTTGCGTGTTTAAACCTCAAGGTGTTTGTTAGACCTGCAATCGTAGCTTGTAAGTAACCACCTCTCTCACACTCAACAAAAGACTTTATTATACCAATCCTATGAGACAATACACTTAAGCCATCTAGCAAATCAATCCTTGGGTCTACACTAGACAATCTCTTTACAGAAGGGCATAACTCACTACCTTTTCTAACTTGTTCTATTTTCCTTTCTTTACCAGTGACTTTATCCCTTAAGAACTTAAATGTTTGAGGCCGCCAACCAATAGAAAACAACCAGTCTTTAACCTGATCAGTAGAGTTAGGGTTAGCCTTCTCTTCACCTGTCTTAACCACAAAGGTCTGTGTCGTTACAGGCATTTTATATTCTTTACATAAATAAACCCAACGCTCACCATGAGAACTAAGCTGACCGTCTTTCTTATACATAACTTTAGGTTTATTAGCTACTCTTGTTATATCCTTTCTTGGCATAGCATCAGCTAACTGTTCTATCTTTTCTTCTCTTAACTTTTGCCACTCATCTTTGTATTCAGTAGCTTTCTTTATGTCTAATTTCCACTGTAGGGCCTCTTGTTCTCTGGCACAATCCAACTTAAAACTAAGGTAGTCTAT